TCACAAACTTTGGTGTTCATCATCTGAATCTCCTAGTAGAGTAGGAGCCATGCCATTAAAGACATTAAGTGCACCACGAACATTTTCCCGAGTGTAACTTTGAGTCATTTGCAAAGATGAGTGGCCTAACCAGTGCATGACATCAGTTGCAACTTGTCCGTTGGTGAGTGCCATGGTAGCAAAGTAATGTCGGAATATGTGAGGAGTAATATGAATTCCAGCTGCTTCACCCACCTTATTCAAAACCTTATTTGCTTGCTGTACTCCCATTGGCATACCTGTCTTTTCATTTACAAATAAAAAACTTTCATCATTAATATTTCTATGTGTCTTTGAATAAATATTTTGACTATAGGTGATGGCGTAATGGCAAATATTGAGCATTTCGCCACGTACATATATTGTGCGGTAGCTTGAGTTATTCTTTAAGTCACCGCCGTCTGGTTCTGCATTAGTACGCCCCTTCTTAAATTGGATTGCGCAAACTTCTTCGTTATTCCATTGTGAGAATTTAAAAGAACTGAATTGTAGTCCCATAAGCTCTTCACGTCGTTCCCCAAGCGTTAGCAGGGCTAACATGCAGTATTGGTACTTTGACAAGACACTAGGTGCTACGGCCATGAGCTGGTTATACTGTTTTTCAGTGATTGTTTTTGATGACGGTGATTTACCACCATCAATTGAGATACCACTCAACTTGTTTTTCACAATCACATCATTCCGGGCAGCATCATTCATCAATATTTGCATTACAGAATTGGTTGTAATAATAGTGTTCTTGGCATAACCATCTTTGATCATTTGATCGATAAAATTTTGGTAACTTTGCCTAGTGATTTCATTGATTTTCTGATTACCGAAAACAGGCTTTAATTGATTGTTCCAGTAGTTTTTTTTCTGAGTAATGGTAGCTGGTCGCCAGAGTTTTAGGTCGATATTTCGCTTTAGAACTTTATCAAAGTAAGCTTGAAGCGTAATTGTGTCTGAAATTGATGCGGTGATTTGCCCAGTTCCAAGCGTTACTTCGAATTTTTTTAATTCAATATCAGCATCTCGCCAAGTTATAAAACCAGATTTGCTCCAAGTGCGGTATTTATGATTAATATCGGTATAAGAGCGTCGAATCCCATATTTTTTCCCTCGTTTTGTTTCATATTCGTAAATTCCAAGGTGACGTTTTAAAGGTTTCCATTGGCGTGGCATCGAATCAATCCTTTCTTCGTTATTCACAGCTGTCAATTTAGCGAATTAAGTAGCTATTTTTTCAGATATTACTTGTGCATAATCTTTTGTAGTAGCTTCAACTCGTTTTGATATTCTGATTCATTATGTGGAGTTTGAAAGTCATATACCCACCAATTTTTGTCAGTGATGCCAAGATTCTTTTTAAGTCTTTCCACGAATTCTTCATAGGTCATGAAGTCTGTTGGCTCGGCCATTTTAGCCGGGTTCCATTCTGGTAATTTATTATTTTTCATTATTAGTCCTCCTAAGATTACAAACGTACGTTCTTTTGAGCTGAAAATATATACCCCGTGACTGGGGTATATGCTTTTTATTTCTTAAAGTATTCTTTACAAATGAGCTGATTTGTCATTTCAATAAGGTACTCTAAAAATTTAAAAATATGATTTGTAGTATTTTCAAGATCTGAAATCGTAGTATCTCTTCCTAATTTAATAAAAGACTGATCACCATGGGCTAGACTATTTCTTGAGTGTTTTACATTCCATAAGTCAGATTTATATACTTTCGTCGTACTTTTGTTTAGTTTAATCCCGTGTGAATTGAATAATTTAGAAATGGAATTTAAATCAGCATCTCCCGATAATACTATATCTTCAGCGTTGAATTGAATTGAGCTTTCATTAAGGATCTCATCAATCATTTTATTTGCTGTATTGATAAAAGTTTGTGAGGAAGCATTAATTTCAGAATCTATTTTGCGAAAATGATAGTTTTTCCATAAAATTTGAAGCTGATCAGTAATGTCTTGGTAATGTAAAGAAGATTCATTAACTTCATCATAGATATGGGCAATTAACTCACGAGTTGTAGACTCAACCATATTATAAATCATTAAATATGTGTTTGACTTTAAAATCACTATAAAATCCCCTAATTCATAGTTGTGATTTGAAAATCCTGAGTAAAAATGCTTTCCATAAGGAGTGCCTAGATTTATTTCATGTTCAATAGTGTATGTTGTGTTTAAACATTTTAAATAGAACTTTAATTCCATTTTTTTATTAGTGTAGTTCTCCAGGTCGAAGTTCATTTTAACTTTCTCCATGAAGAAGATAATTTTTCACAAATTCGATTCGTGCTGCAACTTTTTTGTTGGAGTTGCTACCATCTGATGTTGTTAATGTTTTAAAATCGTTTGTGGCGACCATTTTATTAATGAAGTCCTCATCGACGTCTAGGCTATTATTTTCTTGCAAGGCTAAAAATGTTCCAACAATTAACGCTTCAAATCTAACACGGGGTGTTTGTCCATTTTTATTTTTAAATATTCTTTGTGGGTAATTATCCGAAATAAACTGTACTGTATTTTTGAACTCAGTGGTGAACTTTTTATTACTTGTAGAACTAAACTTCGTCCCAGTTATTTTTATATATGCATCTACAAACGGGCTTACATCATGTTTGAAATTCTTATAGTTATGAGCAAATGCAAAAAAGCGGGAAACAAGTTCAACATTTTCTTGTCTTTTAAGCTTATTGTCCGATAAATTAACCAAATCTAAAAAAGGTTTATAATTTGCTAGTTTTTTTATGAGTACCATAAATTTATTTAGAGCCTGAGATCCACCTCGTATTTCGGCAGGATTTGCGTTAGTTCCAGAGGTGTTAATTCTGTTAAATAAATCAATTCGAGTTTCTTCATCTGTACTTTTCCTCAGAACGATTACGCGTAAGGATTTAGCTTGTAAACGTCGTTGCTCGGAAAGAGGCAAGTCAGTAAATTTAAAACTTTCAAGAGCGGTTAATTTATCCATTTTTTTCAGAGTTAATTCATCGTTTAAAAACTCTTTTAAAGTTGTGATTCGCTGAAGACCATCCACAATTTCAAGTTGTCCATCTTCGGTATCTGATAAAAAAATAAGTGGTATTGGATAACCAAGAATTAAAGATTCAATGAACCGTTCTTTATCATGCTGTAGCCAAATACTTTGTTTACGTTGATAGTCAGGGATTACAAATAGATCCGTGCCAAAGCCATCCACTAAATATTTTATCGGATAATCTCGAGTATCGTAGTCCACTTGTTTCTGAAGCAGATTTATTTGTTTTGTGGCTTTTTTTAGTCCTTCTTCATTAATTGCTTTTTTCAATTCGCAACCTCCAATTTTTGCTATACCTTGTTTAATATGCTTTTCCCAATGGCCACTCCTAATTTTACGGGTACGGCGTTGCCAATCATAATACCTAAATCTCGAGTCGTAATTGGATGTTGGGTGTCAAAAAAAACATAGTTTTTGGGAAATGTTTGTAACATTGCACCTTCACGAAATGAGATGGCTCTGTTTTGTGAAGGGTGACCAAATCTACCATTACCGTATCCATAAAATTTAGTTGTAACAGTAGGAGCGGGATTGTCCCATTTCATTCGTCCGTAAACTGAAGTATAGGACTTACCCGATTGTTTCTTGTATGCCTCCAGTAATAATTCTTCATCCCAATCATGCCATGTACCACCAGGTATCGATTGTTTAATTCGTTGGAGATTAATAGGATTTAGTTTAACCGCTTTATGCATTGGATCAGTGCTGGAGGTTTCTCCAGCATTGATTTTAGGCAAATTATAGATGGTTTGGCGAACAGTAGGATAATTACTTTTGTTAAACAAAGGAGCTATTAAATCAATATCTCCGACTCGGCTAGCTAACAATACAAGACGTTTTCTTGTTTGTGGAACCCCATATTCTGGTGCAAAAACTACATGCCAGTTAACGGCATAATTATTTTGTTTTAAAGTGCAGATAAATTTTTTGAAAATAGGTTCCTTTGCTAACTGTGGGACATTTTCCATAGATACAATGTCAGGTAATATATCATGTACAATTCTGCCAAACGTATCTAATAAATCCATTTTATTTATTAAGACATTAGTTCCTTTATAGCGATAACTATAAGATGAAAAGGGTTGGCAAGGGGCACAGCCTGCAAGGACAGTTATGTCTGTATCGCTTGGATATAAATTTGCAATCGATTCACTTTTTATGGTTTTTAAATCACCTTGAATAAACTTTGAATGGTTATTATACTCATACGGATAGCGACATTTTTCTTCTATGTCTATTCCAGCAATAACATTTATTCCAGCTTGGTTTAAGCCACATGTTAATCCACCAACACCACAGAATAAGTCTACAGCATTAATCTTCAAGTCAAACACATCCTTATTTTTATTCTTAGTAGATTAATTATATCAAATTATTGAAAGCAACTCGAGCAATTAGTATGTATTTATTAAATCTCCTATGGTCAAAGCGAGTGACGGGAATCGGACCCGCGACTACAGCTTGGAAGGCTGTCGTTTTACCACTAAACTACACTCGCGTGAATGGACCTTGTTGGACTCGAACCAACGACCGGACGGTTATGAGCCGTCTGCTCTAACCAACTGAGCTAAAGGTCCAATTAAGTTTTAAATGCGAGCGGCAGGAGTCGAACCTACATCTGAAAGTATCTAGTTAGCAATTCATAGGGGTACTGTTCTACCGTTGAACTACGCTCGCGTGAAAGCCCGGTAGGGGGCTATTCTTATTATATTTAGTTAAAAGTATATTATTGCCGTTAATGCTTACTTATCTATTTCATCTTTAAAATTATAAGCTTTCTTATTTCCGTCATGATTAGTTAGGTCTTTATACCAACCGTCACCAATGTATGTTGCATATCCAATTACACCATCGGAGTCTTTAAAAACTATTGGGTATTTTGTATTACATTTATTCTGAACAGTTTTAATGCTTTTAAAAATTCCACTCAAATATGCAGTATCTCCGGCAGTTGTTACTGGTGGAACAACATAGACATTATCAATAGTAACAATAATATTATTATCCTTAAAAGCAACTTTTACATCATCATTTGCCTTTTTTAGATTTGAAATCAGTTCTTCTTTATTTTTATTTTGAAGTTCATCATTCGACTTACTTCTAGCATTACGCTTTACTGCCACATTACTAGATTTTTCATTTTCATTGTTCGTAGTCTTAGTAGCTGAACTAGTCTTAGTTTTACGCCCACTTTTATCAACATTTTTTGTTGAATCGTTACTGGTATAAGGTCCAAATAACGATAATACTGTGAGAATACTTGTAAAAATAATTAGTCCTACGCGCAAACGTTTCCTAATGTTCCTATTTTTATACAATCGATATGTAATATATCCAAAAACAATAGTTAATACTAATCCCAAAATCTTTTCACCCATAATATACACTCCTCAAGCTATATAAATTTTCCAAAATAATTCCTCCAAATCAATATTTCCCCAAATAAAAATCCCCATGATGATTAAATTCTAACCCCCTAGCTTTTATTGAATTCCTATCTGGTCAGCGCTTTTAGATCAGCGAAGCCAGTTCATGCGGTAGCTTGAAAAAATCTAAGAAGTCTAATACATCTTCTTGCTTGCTCCAACCATATTCCTCTTTCAACATAGCCAGCATAAACTTGTTGGCCTCAGTTTCGTTGTCATCGGATAAAAAACTTGTCGTATTTACCGCAAAAAACTGCGTATTAAATCCCTTGTGATGCCGTATATGAAAAATTTCATGATAGCAAACACCATCTTGTGTCCGCTCATCAATTGTATTGTTAATGACAATCATTGGGATTCGATGCGAGTTATTATTGTAGCCGTAAATATTGCTACCAAGGTTATTGAACTGAACGTTGATTCCTAAGTCGTGTGCCAGGTCAAAAGCATTTTGAATCCCAAACTTGTTGGTTAAGTGGTCAATATCTTCTTCAATCCACCGTTCCATATAACCAGCTCCTATTATTCCTCTCCATTACGATACTTTTTGGGAGTGAATTTCCTTTTTGCTAATTGTTTGGATAATTCTAATGTTTGACGCATGGACGCTTTGAGTAGTTCTTTGTCCTGATCAGATAGCTCTTGTCCATTTTGGAAAAATGATAAAGAATGTTTGGAGTCGAGCCCGTTCATCATATCTTCAAGTTCCTTATCGATACTTTTTTCATCTTTTTCCGTTAGATCGTAGTAATGTTTTTTATTATCAGAGGATTCACTGTTTATGCTGTTGTTTGCAGAAGATAGGCCAGCAAGATTAAGAATTTCTTCTCGCGTAATTCTCAGCCCTTTAGCCATGCGAACCAAAGTATCTACTTTAGGTATGTTCCTTTCTCCACGTTCAACAAGTGACCAATAAGATGGTGAAATTGCAGGTTTACTATCGGTTTTGGATTGTTGTGAGACTTGTCGCAATGAAAAATGTTTCCGCAGACGAATCTCTTTCAATGAGTTTCCGAACTCTTCCGGTGTTATTGAATCCATTCATATCAGTCCTCCTAATGATTTTAGTATAACAAAAGTCAAAAATACTTAAATGATTTGTAAAACTTTTATATAAAAATCGTTGACAAAAGTTTTACAGATGGTATTATATAAATGTAAGTTAAGAAAGGAGGTAATCGGATGGTTCAGCTATATGTAGTTGGCAAAAAGAAAATCGATGTTTTATTGGCATGGCATGGATATACTCAGAAATCATTGTCAAGCCGTGTTAACATTGGTCCTAGTTATATGTCTTCAATTATCAATGGGAAGAAACCAGTTGGTAAAAGGACAGCAAAAAAGATTGCTGACAAGCTGGGAGTTGAAGTGACGGATATTTTTTTTATTCCTAATGTTGACAAAAGTTATACAAAACCAAAGGAGGCGGCAAAGTGAAACAAGATAAGCCAGTTCTAAAAGTTGAAGCAGAAATGCAAAATTTGGAGCAAGTAAAAGAGTTGCTACCGCAAATAGCAACTCTTCAAAAGAAATATGATGTTGATTTGACCATCAATTACTTTGCATCAACTTTAGACACAATGTCATAAAACCCCTTATATGTGTCTTTAACATATTCTACTTCCATATCTGTGTGTGTATGCTTAGCCTCAATTTGAGTATTTTTATGGTTTAGGTACGCTTTGGTCAATTCAAGTGCAATTTCTTTATCAGTCATAAATATCACCCCCTTATGTCAATTATCGCATAAGGAGCAAATAAAACTATTAACTTTTCAAAGAACGGAGGCAACAACATGCAAGCAATTAAAAATCATAAACGTGAACTTGTCGATTCAATCATCGAACTGCTCCCGGCAGTGTCGCCGAGTCTGATTAATGCTAAGACATTTTGGATGTCGGAAGACGAGCTTCAAGAGCTGATAGCTATGATTCGCGACGGGGACCGGAACGAATTTTACGAGATGATTAATTCTTAATTATATTATCCGGCGTTTTTGATTCAGGTTAAACTCATGAAACTGAAAGGTGGTGAGAAAATGCCAACACAATCTAGTTCAGTATATGCAGGCAGTATGCTTACTGATGCCATTAATCAAAACAGCGTAACGCCCATCAACTTGAGTGGCAAGGTAGGCTACTCGGTAACATTAATTTACAAACAAAGACATGATCAAGCACGGATTCAGATCGAATCAGTTCCTGCATTCTTAGCAGCATTGCCCAACCAAAATCAGTTCTTTGCAATCGAATTGGCACACAGATTCGTGGGAGTAACAACACCGGTGATTGACGGTGACCGAATCATGAAGGAACCGCTGGCGATGGCTGTTAAAACCATGCCGGAGTTAAGCCAAGCTCTGGCGGCAATTCAGGATTCACTTGATGAACTAACGATACCTAAAGAAGATTTGAAGCCAAATGACTTTGATGATCCAAAGAAATTAGTTGCTGAGTGTTTTGATGCAGTGCTTTACTTGCTAAACCTAATCGCATATGTATGTCGTGGTTTTGATTTATCGATGCAAGATCAGCTTAAACAGCGAATGAAAAAATGGTTTAAAGATGGAGTCGTTAAACATAGGAAGGAGTGATAGAGATGATGATCTCAACGCAAAATGACGATACTGAGTTTATTGATGCTGTAGCCGTTGCTGTAGCTGATAGAATCATGCCACAACTGGAAGTGCTGGTGAAGAAGTATTACACACCGGATCAGGGATTAAACCAACAGCAAGCCGCTAGTATGCTCGGATGCAGTGTAGATACATTAAAAGATTTTTATTACTATCAGCCTGGATTTCCACATTTCAAGAAGGGGACAAAAGATTCATTTTCACAAAAAGCTTTAGAGAATTGGATGTCTGACAACCAAATACGAGCGTAAGGAGGTATCGCAATGATCGAAGGAGCATTAGTAGGCTGCGCGTTAACTGCATTGTGGTTCAAGCGTCATGAGGTTGCTAGTTGGTTTGGAATTTAGGAGGAAATGATATATGGAAGAAATCGCGAAAAATCACATCAAGTTTCTAAAGCATGTTATCAACAGTGTTTGGATCAGTGATGGCGAATCGCTGGCCAAGTTGTACAAGATGTTGGATAAGAGTGAAACAGAATTGAATGAATTACGGGGGCTTGAATAATGGCGAATGAAGTAATTAATCTGCCAGACTACACGGTGGACTATCACCCAGTACCAATCATTATCAATAATCTGGAAGGATTGCAAGCGTCCATTGCGCAATATGTATCGCTAAAGCCTAAATTTGAGTACGAAAAAAGCTGCTCGAGTATTGGGAGTACCCGTGCAGCAAAGACGCTTAATAAATTTATTTTCGAGTTCTATTGTACTCCGAAACTGTCACTAAGACAACGTTTGACACGGAGGTGGGCGAAATGAACGGCTACGATAGTTGGTTAATTGACCAAGAAGAAGCTGCGGAAGGCTGGCGTGATGATGAACCTACTGAGGAAGAGCTGATTGAAAGTGGCGTCATTGCTGATGAGGAGGACGATGAGAATGATTAAAGAAGAAACTTTGGGCATGACGCTTGATGAAATGGAAGCCAAGCTTGAGCAGGCTACCCGAGATAAGAAGGCTTTTAAAAAGGCCATGCTAAGACCGCAAATGGAAGTTGATAAGTATCGAAAGGCCATCAAGACGGTAGATGATCAAATTGACCAACTACAAGAATTACAGCGAATGGCAATGGGTGATCAAGAACAAGTTGATACTGAGTTCTTTCGCTTCAAAATGGGCACCGTTAACCCTAGTACGTCTCGTAACTGGAACCTTGAGCGAGATAAGGACGCGACACCAAAAGAGCTTACAGCGGTCTTTGAGCGCTTTGACGATACTTTGATTAAGACGTCCCGAAGCGTGAATGAGACCGAAATCAAAAATCGGCTAGCAAGTGGCGAGTTCTATGTAACTCCTGATGGAAAGATCATGGACTCAAGCCTTAAGGCGCTGCCGGGGTATTATGGATCGCTCAAAAAGCCCAAAATTTCCGTAAAAGCTAAGGAGGACTAAGGATGAATGAGAAGCTTAATCTGATGCAGAAACTTAATGAGGCTGCTAAGTCAATTGGCGCGGTTCATAAAGACGGTAAGAATAGTTTCCAGAACTATGAATTTCAATCCGAAGGAGCTATCAAAGCTGCGGTTGAGCACGCAATCCAAGGTGTTGGAATTCGAATTATCCCGAACTACGAGATTATCAATCAATATGATAAAGCCAGCAAGAAGGGCGGTTCAAACCACTTTGTTGACGTCATGGGGACGTTCTTAATCACAGACGGTTCAGAGTCACAGACAGGTTCAATGCCCGGAAGTGGCCAAGATAGCGGTGAGAAAGCGATGGCTAAAGCTTGTACGAGTGCTCAGAAGTACTTCTACAAACAGCTGTTTAACATCACTGACCAGGAAGAAGATCCAGATACAACTGACAGCAATGCAACTGATGGTGAGCCGCTTATTGATAGCCAGCAAAAGAACCACCTAGACAGACTGTTTGAAGCTCTGGCGGGTGTGACAAACAAGGATAAGGAATTTGTTGCTAAAGCTTACTTCAAGAAGGTTGGCAGCGTTGATAAGCTGACACACAGTAGTGCTAACACGTTAATTGAGTTGGTTACTAATAAATTAGATTCGTACGTTGACAAGGAGGACCAATCAGCATGAGACAAATCACTATTTCAGGAAACTTAGGTAAGGACCCCGAAGTGCGACAAACGCAAAGCGGTATGCAAGTTGCTAACTTTAGTTTAGCAGTAAGACAGAATCGCCCGGATGATCAAGGCAACTATGGCACTGACTGGTTTCGATGTGCGGTCTGGGGTAAGCGGGCTGGAACGATTGAGCGATATTTCCATAAAGGAAATCACGTTCTGGTAACAGGTACGTTTGAAGTTGATGAATACAACGGCCAAACGCAGTTGGGAGTCAACGTTACAGACTTTGATCTGCCAGAACGAATGAGTAATCAGGGCCAGCAGCAACAACCGTCACACAAGCAAGCGACACCAAGTGCTAGTGACCAAATCACTATCAGCAACGACGATCTACCATTTTAATCAAATGACATTCGAATTGGCTTGAATGCAGCAGTGACTGAATCCACCGAACGGGTGAAATGCCCATTAGTAAAGGAGGGACGAATTTGGATTACTTCAAGCAACGACGAGCGTACCGTAATTTTAAGATGTATGAAGCGAGTGTCTCTAACGGCCAAAATAATCTGTATCGCGAGTTACTAGACTATGCGAACGACGAAGGCAAGTTGGACGTTCAGTTTCGCATGAAAAATTCGGCATTACTCAGTCTTACAGGACTATCCGAACCCGGCCTCGATAAAGCACGCAACTCATTAGTACAACTAGGACTAATTAAATACGTTAGAGGCAAGAAAAATGTTAAACCACCTGAATATCGCATTATTAATTTATATAGTAGGTCAGCTGGTTACCCAACCAGTAACCCAACTACAAGTCATAAAAGTAGGTCAACTGGTTTAGATGAAGTAGGTCAACCTGTTGGGCAAGGTGGAGGTCAACTAGTAGAACATAAAGAACTTACTAGTACTGACCCTGACTTGACTGATACTGACTCTTATGATGATGACGCGGGCGTCACACGCGAGCAGGTCATTAACGACTGGACCAGCCTGTGGGGATTCCCGAATGGTATTGCTCGTCCTGAAATTGATGAATGGCTTGCGGCGCTTAAACCTGAATTGGTGGCTTACGCCATTCAAATTGCTGGTGAACACGATGTGCAGTCGCGAGGAGCTTTGAAATACGTTCGTGCAATTGTTGCGGGCTGGAAGAAACGAAATATTACGACGTTAGAGCAGGCTAAAAAGGCTGCTGCTAATCATGACGACCGCATGAAGAGCGAAAGAAAACCTAGTGGCTATTCAAAGCCACGCCGTAAAGAAGTTACGCCAAAGTGGATGCAAAACGGCGCGTCTCAGGCGGATTCTAAGCCAAACTCAAGCGATAACCAGCAGGAAGATATGAGTGACGAGGATTTTCTAGCGCTCATGAACAGTCAGGAGGAAGCTAAATGAATTGGGGTAACCAACTAGTCAAATTGGCCGCTAACCATGCCTATGAATCGTCGGCACTGCATTGGACTAAGCAGCGTATGAAGCGGCATTTAAAGGCCGGTGGTAGTGCACAAGATGAGGTGTGCGCTCATGAGTACAAGCTATTTGCACTCGAGGTTTTAATTATTGAATATCAGCGGGATGGCTTAAATTTTGATTTGACCCAATGTTGGGGTAAGCCAGCCGAGTATTTTATTGATCTAGAGCAAGCTAGACAAGGATTGCAAACGGAGGTGAGCGCATGAATGAATTGATTAAAATCACTGAAAAAGATGGACGGCAGTTAGTGTCTGCCCGGGATCTACACAAAGGCCTGGAATTAACAACCCGATTTAGTAAATGGGTTGATCAAAACTTTAGCATGTTTGTCGAGGGCATTGATTTCACAAGTGTAACCGGAGTTACGGTTGTAAATAACGGCGCCAAACGTGAGCTTCAAGATTATGCATTAACCGTTAACATGGCGAAAGAGTTGTCCATGATGTCGCAAACGCCGCAAGGGCAAATTTACCGCCGTTATTTTATCACTATTGAAGATAAGTGGAACAGCCCTATGGAGGTTGTCAAGCGCGGATATGGGTTTCTGATGAGGGAAAACGAGCAGCTGAAACTGGAGAATGAACAGTTGCAAGGGCCAGCTAGATTAGGCCAAGCAGTTTCGGGCTCAGACGATTCTATCAGCGTTGGTAATTTTGCTAAGGTATTACGCCAGCGCGGTATTAAGACTGGTCAAAACCGCTTGTTCGATTGGTTAAGAACTCATGGCTACCTAATAGCGATGGGGAAACGTTACAACTCACCGACCCAACGAGCGATGGAGCTGGGAATCATGGAAGTGAGAGAAACCGTGATCACCACTAACCATGGTTCAAAGACACGCTTTACGCCCCTAATTACGGGCAAGGGGCAGCAGTATTTTGCTAATAAATTTTTGAAATCGAAGTCAATGGTCAAAGAGGGGTGAGCGCATGACTGAAACACAGGTGCTAGTAATTAATGCTGACAGACCCGATATCGATCACCCACTAGCAATCGGGCCAGAACCGGAAATGTTTAAGCTCACGCAGCATAACTACAAATCTGGTGAATGGCCGTTTCCAGTTAGACTTGTGAAGCCTGGAACTAAGCCATGGAATGACGCGGCCTACCTAGCCAGTATGCAGGTTGACGATGAACAAATCGAACGTAAAGAAATCCAAGCCATTAGACAGGCTTATCGGCAGGGCAATCAGACGGTCCGGAAATTAGCTGATCAAACAGCGATTAGCTACGAACGTGTTCGCCAGCTGGTCCACAAATATAGCCTGCCACTGAGTAACGGTTACTGGCGTGCTGAAAAGCGTAACAATCCTGACGAGGTAATCGCCTATCAAACCCTGGCACGATTATGCGAGAGGATTGACGCCCCAGAGTTTTCGATTAGACAGGCCAGTATGTCTAACGAGGTCGTTAATGGCTATTACATTAGTTGGGTGCCGAAAGTATGAGCAAAGTTGTGATTAAGGGCGAACTACCTAGCTTAAATGAGTACATCAAGGCTGAACGGGCCAACAGATACGCCGCAGCTAAACTAAAGAAGCGGTACACGGCCTTATGTAGTGTATATGCGCGGGCTAGTCATAATTCTGGAGTTGAATTTAATTGGCCTTGCAAGCTTAAATTTACGTGGTACACAAAGAACAACCGAAAAGATGCGGACAATATCGCGTTTGCTAAAAAGTTTGTGCTTGACGGCTTTATGAAGGCTGGGCTTTTAGGCAACGACAATCGAAAGCATATCACGGGATTTCAGGACGAATTTGCAGTTGATAAACGAAATCCGCGAGTAGAAATAGATGAAATTACGGAGGACGAAGATGCCTAAACACACTAAGAAACGTTCAACGATTAAACGGAAGCACCGGCGCATGAAGCAACATGCCGAGAAAGCGATGAAATCACAGTATGATAATCGTCAAGGAACCAACTAACGAGGAGCGCAAGCGGGCGTTCGGGGAGGATTGAAAATGAGTATCAGAAATAAAATCGGGCTTGGCATGATAGCATTATTTATTTTAGTCATGATCATTGGGAACTTCTTAGACGGATTTTGGCATGGAGTTGCTTTTATCAGTGTTGTGGCATGGGTTGTGATAGCGCTGGACCTATTGAGTTCTAGGAGATGATACAACATTCGCAAGTGGGCGTTTGAAGCGTTCAGGGAGGATTGAAAATGAAAATCGATGTAACACGTGTTAAAAAATACAACGCAACTTGGAATCATGTTATTAGCGTTGATGGCACACCTGTTGCTATAACAAAATCTGCTAACCGAGCTAATGAAGTGATAGCCTATTTAATGGGTCAGCAAGCTGATTTGAATGATGGTACGTTTGTTAAGCAATTAGACAAATGCAAAAAATAATTATGGAGGATCTAACTAAAAACCGGAACTATTGGAGGCGGACAAATGATTAAAGTTTATCGAAAAACGGCCACTATCAAGGCTGAGCAGTTCGATGGAACAAAACAAAGTGCAGATCAATTGGGGCTATTTAAGTATCGTGGTGGCTGGTATCTGGAAACACTAGAAGGAAGTATGCTTGTTTCTAATGGATATTGGATTGCGACTGGTGTGAATGGTGAGCACTGGGCAATTGCTGACGATGTATTCAAGAAGACGTATGCCGAATTGCCGGTAATCCCACGAATGTGGGCCGACACGATTGAAGAGTTTAAGGCTAACCGCTACCGATTAGACGAAATATTCACTGAATGGGATTGGAACTATGACGAACAAGAACTGATTGCCCGTGCGTGGCTAGACGGGTATGTGGTGGAGGAAGACGAATGAAACAGATATTTGAAGCTATATGGAACGTAACCCCGTGGCAGTTAGTTAGTTGGATTGGTTCAATCGTGCTAGGAGTCATCATTGTTTATGTAGTTATTGCGCTCTTGCTGACATGGGTTATACAACGTCATGGGTGAACAAAAAAGCTCACTACTATTCACAACTGTAGTGAGCATTGGCTTGCACATGCGTGCCATTAAATTCTAATACTATTGGAAATTAATGGCAATAGAAAAAAGCCGCCTACTAGGGCGACTAGTCACGGGACCACTCGAATGACCGTTGTAAGTATAACATAAAAAAACGCCGCCATTGCTGACCGCGCTACGATTGATACCTACAAAATTAATTATAGCACAGTCAAAACAAGGGGTGGCAGTGATGGAGAGCATTTTTAAGGACGTGGATGAAGAACGAACAATTGCTAATGCGGAACGGGTGCTAAAAGACTATTGGAAGTGGCGACTACGAGCTCGCAGGGTTAATTTCAACCTGCAAAGTCCAGCAATGGACGGAATGCCTAAAAGTCCTAGCTATGGCAACCATATTGAAGACAAGCAAGTTAGTAAAGCTAACGATGATTTTATGGCTAATTTAGTTGTCAAGGTCATTGAAGCTGTTACAATTGATGAAGAAACGGAGAAATATTCAGAGCTATTAATGCTGCTCTATGTTAAACGGTATTCAAAAACTAAGTGCATGATTAACCTGAATATCTCCGACAAAACATTTAATAAGTATTTGAAACAAGCCCAGTTAATGTTCGCTGAGATATATCCGGATGGCGTGGAAGACCTGATCGTTAAAAAGTATGAGCCAGAGATTATTGCTCACTACGACGAGGGCTAAATTTACTCCGACAAAATTCCGAGTAAATTCCGACAAGTTTCCGTGTTGATTCCGGTAAATGAGTCAAAAAGGGGAGTAAATTAGTATTATCGAATGTTAGGTAAGCCACCCCAGCTTGTACGTCTAGCATTCATGTGGCCTTAGCTCAGTTAGTAGAGCACCTGACTGTTAATCAGGTTGTCGCTGGTTCGAGTCCAGCAGGCTACGTTAATTTTAAGGAGAGGAAGATGAAATAATGGACTTAAAGGATGTGACAACTAAGGAGCTTTCGAAGGAATTAGAATCTCGCTTAGGTATTCAGACCATTAGCTTACAGTTAGAGGAGCAAGCAAAAATCACTGTTGGAGACCAGAAAGTCTTTAGCTTTGATGGTCCAGCAGTGATCATTGTCAATATGGATTAGTTTATGCGCACATATGGATGATGTTTGATGAAAGCGTGAAAGTATCGGCCTTTAGAACTGGCATTCATTAAGCCTTGATACTCGTCAGATGTGACACCGCTGTACAGATAGACTCCACCACTGTTAAATACAATTTCTAGCTGTTGAGTGTTTGAGTTATACCCAACTTCTGATAGGTCTCTAGAAATAACAGGAATTAAATTCATAATATGGCCTCCTTTCTATAAATTAAGTATAAGCATAACTGAATTAAGTACCATTATTAAGCAGATATGATCTAATTGGCAAGATGGCGGTCTCCAAAACCGTCTATGTTGGTTCAAATCCAGCTATCTGTGTAGCCGGCGGATTTATAAGGGGTGATGCGCTCCTCTCTGCCGCCGGCATTAGTCTATTAGTTAAGGCCCGGGGTCGGAACCGGGCTTTTTTGATACATAAATTTAGGAGTGATGTCATGTCAGTAATGATACACAGCAAGTACGGGTACGAGCCACCTGAATGGGTGCAGGCTGACGCCCGGATAGATAAGTGGTACAAGAATAGAAAGCGTCGTGCTAAACAGCATGGCGCTTTTCGTTTGGAAAATAAAACTAAGCCGGTATATCAAGCTTTACAGGGCGATGGATTTAAATTGGAAAATAAAGGTTAATTCTAAACCCGTCGATTTCGACGGGTTTAAAAACGGAGGTGTGGTGGTATGTAATGGTACGAAAGTTAACGCCTAAACAGCAGAGATTTGCCGACGAATATATTAAGTCCGGAAATGCTGCTGATGCGGCTCGTAAAGCGGGGTATAGTAAACGCTCAGCCCGATCAGTTGGACAGGAGAACCTGACAAAACCTGACATCAAGCAATACATCGATGAGCAGATGGCCGAGATAGCTTCCAAGCGCATTATGGACGCCACAGAAGCCGTTGAGTTACTTACCCGTATAGCTAGAGGGGAAGAGAAAGAAACGGTTATATCGAGCACTCCGAAAGGCGTATACGAGAGCCAGAAGGAGGCAGACTTGAAGACCCGGATAAGTGCTGTTAAGGAGATACTTAAGCGGTATCCGGACGATGATAAGCTGGTCAAAGCTCAAATTCGAAAAGCTGAGGCTGATGCAGATATTGCAGAGGCTAAGGCCAAACGATCTAGTAAAGACAACCAACAAGTTGTCATCAACTTTACTGACGATTTGCCCGATGACGGCCAACAAAATGCTTGATTGTATATGAGATGGCTAATAGTATGACAAACGCCACGATAAACCACCAAGCTATGTATATTAAACCGATGACTGCTGCAATCAAAATGAAATCTACAAACCAATTTAAACCCCGCCATGCCATATGAAAGAAAATTGGTAGGCCTAAAAATAAAATAATTATTGCTATTATCATGTTAACGTCCCCCTTGGAGATGATGTCATATGTCAACCACCCAACAATTTAATTTAAGTTTACGACAATTAATTGGTTCTGGCTATACTGATTTCTGGCGTGATCATCACTTTTATCGAGTGGTTAAAGGCAGTCGTGGATCAAAGAAGTCAGTAACCACTGCTCACAATTTAATCTACCGGTTAGTTAAGTATCATTGGTCAAATATCTTGGTTGTAAGGCGTAATGCCAATACCAACAGGACCAGCACCTTCGTGGAATGCAAGAAGGCTATTAATGACTTCCACTTAGAGCGTTACTTTAAGTATAACGAGTCATTGCCAGAAATAACTTACTTGCCAACTGGTCAGAAAATTATCTTTCGTGGCCTTGATGATCCATTGAAGCTGACTTCAGTTAATGTCCTTACTGGTGAATTGTGTTGGCTGTGGGTAGAAGAAGCCTATGAAATTGAATCATTTAGCAAGTTACAAACGGTAATTGAATCGTTACGTGGGAATGATCCACAAGTCTTCTATCAAGTGACAATCACGTTTAATCCTTGGAATGAGCACCACTGGTTAAAGCGTGAGTTTTTTGACCAGAAACGTGATGATGCCTTTGTTCGCACGACCACCGTTAGATGCAATGAGTTCGTCTCTGACAAATATAAGCAGCGACTCTATAGTTTATACCAAACTAACCCCAGGCGAGCTAAAACAGTTGTTGATGGCGACTGGGGCGTAGCTGAAGGGCTAGTATTTGAAGACAACGTTGAACAAGTTGACTTTAATGCTATGGATAAGATACAAGAATGTGGGCAGACTGGCTTTGGCCTGGACTATGGCTTCGGTAATGATCCTGACGCTTTCGTGGCCGTTGCTGTTGATGTTCGCAATAAGCAACTATGGGTTTATGACGAGATGTACACCTATCATCAAACAACACCACATATTGCTGAATGGTTAAAAGTTAACGGCTATGAACGAGCTAGGATATACGCAGATAGTGCAAATCCTGAAAGAACCGCTCAGTTAAATGATTTAGGGATTACCAATGCTGATAGCGTTGTAAAGACACCGGTTGAGGCTGGTATTGACCAACTATGGCAATATCAAATTCACGTTCACCCTAAATGCAAGAATTTGTGGCGTGAGCTAAATAGTTACGTCTTCGACAGTGATCGCATGGGTAACACGCTAAGCAAGCCTAAAGACCAAGATAACCATGCGATTGACGCCTTACGTTATGCAGTTCGTCAATATATGGGGGATTACGATGGATCATTAGGCGTTAAATGGGACGAACAATACGCAATTGGTCGTCAGATGGGAGTGAGTGACTATTAATAGTATTTATGGAAAGCAACGTTTTGACCGTGAAGCCAATCGAGATTACACGATGCCGGTTGGCACATACACGGCAGTTGCAGAACAGCCGTTAGAGCTAATGAAGATTGTTTATCAATTTATTAATCATCATCAGAATCATCAAGTTTTAAGGCTACAAACTTTATATGATTACTACCAAGCTAACAACGCAATCAAAAAGCAAGCGGATAGTAACAATCCTTACCATGCCAACAATCGAGTAGCGGCAGCGTTCGCTCGTTATATGACAAGCATTCGAGTTGGCTATTTAATAGGTAATCCTGTTCAATTAAAGCTACAAAATGACACTAATGTAGATGATAGTCAGGCGCAAAAGTTCCAAAATGTATTGGACACTTTTACCACTAATACGAATGCAGACTATGTCAACCAGCAACTAGCAAAGGACTTATCAATCACTGGTCGAGCATATGATCTCGTATACGTTAAAAACGGAGTGACTGATCTAGGACTAGTTCGAGTTGATCCTGAACAAGCATTTGTGATTTATGATGATACTGTCGATCACAAGCCACTAGTTGGTGTCCGTTATTATCAGACTGGTATCTTAGATAATCAATTGGTAGAACACTATGAGGTCTATACTGATAGCCAGCTTTTTACCTTTCATAGTGAGGGTGGCTTGCCTCAAACTAATTCACCAGTTGCCAATGCAGTCTTGGATGATACATTGCCACACTTTTTTAATGCTGTCCCCTTAACCGAGTATCGTAACAATGATGAACGGTTAGGCGATTGGGAACCTGAACTAGATCAACTAGATGCACTTGACAAAAGTGTGTCAATGATGGCTGACTTTCAGGAAGATTTCAACAACGCCAATATCGTCTTAACTGGTAAGTTCTCAAATATGACAGAACCTAAGTATTTGCTGGACGAGAACGGTAATAAGAAATTAGGCCAAGACGGCCAGCCAATTATCATTGAGCCGGCTCACCCGAACGTTGACCCTAAGAACCATATGTGGTATTTGGAACCGTTCGCAGCAAGTGGTGGCGTTGGTTCTACTGCCAAGCACATTATTCAACCTGACGCTAAATATCTAACTAAGCAGTATGATGCAGCTGGCTGGTCAACGTACACGAACTTTCTTATCAACGAAATTCACAAGTACACTAATACGCCTAATGTTAATGATCCAAACTTTGCTTCTAACGCATCTGGTGTGGCTATGTCTTATAAACTATGGGGAAGTGATCAAGAACGCAAGCTACAGGAGACGTTGTTTAAACGTGGATTACATGCGCGCCTCAATGCTTGCGTTAACTACTGGCAAACACTCAACCAAATTAGCTCCGATAGCTGGAATACAATGATTAAAGCAAACTTTATGCCAAATCTACCTAAGAATGATGATGCGACCGCACAACTTATACAGTTGCTAAATAGCACTGGCAAATTCAGTGACGAAACCATTCGTGATATGGCTGAGCCAATTACTGGAATCAATGCTGATACTGAAGCAGAGCGCGTTCAAGAAGATACCCAAGCTGCTAGGGAAGACGACAGTAACTACGCTCAAGGTGATGGTGGATTAGGTAATATATTCGCAACTGGAAAGCCAGCTGCCGCCCCATTAATGAGTAACAGTGAGGCTACAACAGAGAACGACGGTTTGCCATGAAAGAAGGCTGATTATGGACATTAATAAACTGGCCCATGCTTTAGCAAAGATTTTAGATGTTAAAGATCCAGTATTCCAACAGTTGATTAGTATTATTGAACGTTCACATCATGCACAGGTTAAGAATTTAACCTATTTTTTGCATAAAAATGTATCCTGGCAAGATAATGCTGATGACGCAGACATTAAAGAGTTAACCGATGCAGTACTTGAGCTAAAGCAAAACGCTAATCGCGAGGAAGAACAAGTCTTAGCCACGCTATTAAATAATCTACCTTACAAGACTAATTTAGATGTAGCACAGGCCCAAGCACGTGTTAATGTCGCTAACATGGGACTAAAGGTTAACAGGTTAGTTCAAGCTAAGCAGGCAGACATCGTTCAACAGGTAACCAAACTAACCGGTAGTGGACTAAGCGGGTACAATACACAACTTAGACGGCGTGCTTTGTATCGGGTGGCTGCTCAAAACGAGCCTGAGAATACTTCACTAGACTTAATCTTTAAACATGCTAATAAGTTATCGACTGACTTAGACAACATTATCAAGTTCCAAATGCAAAATCATGTCAACCCTAATTCTATTAGTAAAATTGTTGCACAAAAACTAGGCGTTACTGGCAAACCTAATCCTAATGAAGATTTATGGGAAACAGCAATGCAAAAGCGTTACATGTCAACCAAGGCTGATATGGAGCGTATTTTAGTTACTGAGGCCAAAGCAACTCAGACGCAGGAATGTGCCAAGCAATACAATAATTTAGGCTTTACCAAGCTAAAGATTGTTACTCGAGATAATCCTCATGTTTGCAAATACTGTGAGGGCCATGATGGTACGATCGTTGAAATTAAAGATGCTGTGGTGGGAATGAACGTTCCCCCGCTGCACCCACGTTGTCATTGCAATGTAATACCGGTACAAATGGACTACAAAGATGTCTTAAGTGAACTTAACTAATAACCAATTGCCCTAGACACGGCGTTAAAAGGTCTATTTTTTATGCACCTTTTTGAGCCGACGGGCGTTAAACGAATTGAGTCGACAGACGTTAAATGGAGGTTATCTAATGAGTGAAGAACCAAAGAATCCGGAAACCAACCCCGAAGGTGGTAAGCCGTCTGATGAACCAGTGACATTTACTGATGAACAACAAGCTAAGATTGATGAATTGATTGGTCAACAACACGCTAAATGGTCTAAGAAACTTGATCAACAGCAAGCTGACTTTAAAAAGCAGTTGGCTGATACGCAAAAGCAGGCCGAAGAACGGGCTAAAATGACCGCTGAACAAAAGGCTGAAGCTGATCGTAAACAACGCGAGGCTGATATGGCTAAACACGATCAAGAATTAGCAACTCAGATTCAAGAATACAAGACCAAGTCAATGTTACTTGACAAGGGGATCAGTCCTGATATGTTGCCACTAGTTATGGGTGCTGACGAGGATTCCACAAGCGATAATCTAGAACTATTGCAGAAATACGTTGATAACCAAGTACAAGCGGCTACTGAAAAGTTATTGACTGGCAAGCAAGCCGTCACTACTGGGAGTAACAATACTTCGCCACTGGAAGCGGGTACTGATAATCCATGGTCTAAAGATGGCTGGAATTTAACAAAACAAACTGAGATTTATAATACCGACAAAGAGCAGGCTCAACAATTAATTGCTAGTGCTCAACCCATTAGCCAGTCGTTCTATGTTGGAAAATAAGGAGATATGAATTATGGCAAACGGAAATATTACACAATTAAGTGATATGCAAATCCCTGAAAACTGGGGTGCTTATTTAGCTGAAAAGTCAACACAAAACAACGCTTTCTTCACAAGTGGTGTTGTTCAAAGCGTTCCACAAATCGCAGCATTACTAGGTGCTGGCAAAGTAGCCAACATGCCATTGTTTAAGCCACTAGCTGACGATGATCCTCAAGTGCCAGATGACACAACGGACTTATTAGTCAACAAGATTACTACTGACTTAGCACAAGCCCGTAAATTAGGCTTTGATCAAGCTTGGAGTGCAACTGACTTATCGGCTGAACTATCAGGAGCCGATCCGTTAAGTGCTATTGGTGATCAAGTCAGTGACTACTGGTCACACGTCTATGAAAAGCTATTACTACAAACTCTTACAGGGGTATTCAGTTCAGCCAGCATGAAAGGTGTCAACCAATTAGACACTACGACTGATAAGACTGATACAACGTTCAGCTTGAAGAACTTTAACAAAGCCCGCTTCTTGCTTGGTGACCGGTATAAAGACTTGGCCATTGTAGCAGTTCATTCTGATATTCTCCGTCAATTGCAAGATGCCAACCTGGTTGACGCTAAGAATAACTCAACATTTGTCTTAAACGGCAATGATAACGTGCCAACGGCGATTCAAGCGCCTGATGCTGGCGATAAAATTAAAGGCGTTCAAATTGTAGTTGACGATAGCTTACCAGTCGATAATGGCAAGTACACGAGTTATTTATTTGCTCAAGGTGCAGTTGGCTATTCTGAATTGCCAGTCACTAATGCGGTTGAAACTAATCGGGATCCATTAAAGAACCACGGGGTAGACTATCTTATTAACCGCCGTCGGTTTGTCTTTGCGCCACAAGGCTTATCTTGGAATGAAAGCAACTTCGTTACCAAGAACCCAGGCAAGACTTATCCTTCAATGGCTGACTTAGCCGATGGTACTAATTGGTCAAAAGTCTATGATCAAAAATTGATTCCAATGGCACAGTTTGTAACTAGTGCTGACGCTATCGTACCTGCAGCAACGACTACAACACCAACTACAACAACGACCGGTAAATAGTCAGGAGGCGTTCTATGAGTGACGTACAGGACAGTGATAAGACATTAGAAAACGTCATTACTTTACTTGGCATTGAACCTACTGATGATGAGAAAGACAGACTGACACTGTATATTGATCATGCAGAGCAAGCAATCATCCTGTATCTAGGGAGGGCAATTCGAGTTCAAAGTTTACCTGCTGGATTGGACTATATCGTTGAAAACTTAGCTGTAACTAAGTTCAATAAGTTTCATAACGAAGGTGAGAAATCTCACACTGAAGAAGGCTTGTCGTTTCAGTTCAACGTTAACGATCTAGCGCCTTATTACCCAGACCTACAAGCTTGGATTGATGGCCAATCTAATACTACTCGTGGTGCTACTGCGATTGGATGGTGATAATATGCGCTATCCGGATAAAGTTTATTTGTTAACTAAACTTCCTGATGAAGACCCCGACAGCCTTAATCATCAAGCGAGCTATCGAAGCCAAATCGTGCGGGCCAATATGCAACAGGTCAATTTAACATTTGCTCCCAATGGCACGGTGTACAACGCAACGGTTATTCGTGTCTATGGGCGCTATCAGGCCGATGCAATTGGCCTCGATGGTGAATATGTTGAAGGCGATAACGATACGATTCATGAGATTCAAAAAGTTAGTCAGCATGATAAGCAAACGGCGTTCTACATTATTCATAACGAGGTGATACTACATGGCGAATAACTATGACCAAATACCTGTCGTTACATTCTCAATTGACGTTGATTATTTTAACCAATTATTTGAGGCTGCCAGAGGGCTTGCACGTAACGGGATGCCAGAGGCGTTGGATGAAGCCAATAAGGAATACCGACGAGCCGTTGCGCTTAGCAAAGCATTTATCAAGAATGCTGGTGCACGCGAACAAGAGGCTGCACAAGGCTTAGAACGCACTCAAGTTGGACATAGTAAGTCTGGTTACGAGCCAACGGGTACTTTGCAAGGGTCGATAGAAATCAAGCTTAGTGACGATGGTAAATCAGTATCGATTAAGCCAATGGCAACAGTTGCAGATCAAAAAAGGGCATTAGCAGCTATTGCTGGTAGTGGCAGTAAGAAACCAATCACCAGTCAAGACGGCGTTGATTACTATGGTGTTTATGTAGAATATGGCACTTATAGAATGGCTGCCGAACCGTTTATGAAGCCTACCGGCGAGAAAATCGCGATGAGGCTTGATAATGAATTCGAGCGTATCATGCGTTTGGCAGTATTGGGGAGTGATTGATATGTCGCCAGAAGAAGACCTGTTATTAAGCGTTAAACAATGTCTGCGAGCATTGAACGTTCCAGTCTATGACTTCGGTCAGCAGCGGCCAACCAAGTTCCCACAGATAGTTGTCAGCTTGCAAAATGAGCAAGAGCAAACTGATATTAAAGTTTTGGATTATTTCTTGGGCACCGTGGCTGTCGATGTCTATACTGATGTAGCTAATGTTGGTCAAGCATACGCATTAGGCCGTCAAATTGCCAATGCTATGCAACGATTGAAACTAGCCGAATGGCCATCTAAGTATGACAGCTCGTCAATGCGCAAATTAAGTGATAACAGTTTAGAAGGTCGGCCGTTAACTCGGTTGGCTTATTTATTTGATATTTTCGTTTATGGAAAGTGAGGAAACACTATATGGCTGGATTAAAGCTACAAACAAAAAGTGCTGACAAAATTTTATACGGGATTAAATTCCCATGGGATGATACAGCAACTCTGATTCAAATGTTGGGATTACAAGCTGCTTCTAGTACTACTAATACTCGTGCTAGCTCGGCTGTTAACTTGAAACAAGGTGTGGTCCATACGTCTGGGGCACGAACTGAGACTTTTGTCGTTGATTCGTATTGGACAATTGGCGATAAAATCCATGATGGACTTAAAAAGGCGGTTGAGAAAGATGTCGCAGTTGGCATTTGGCGCATGGACTTCAATGAAGCAACTTTAGATGCTAGTGGAAATATTGCGTCTGTACCTGCTGAATTTGGTATGGCTAAGCCTAACGGATTACCAGAAACCGAAGCAGTTAACAACTTGTTACATGCTAATATCACCTACAACATTGATGGTAACACGCAAGATGGTGTGTTAGCTGTTTCTGAATTAGATCCGCAACTATTAGCAGACGGGTTAAAGATGTTTGACTTCGCTCACAACACCGATATTGGTGGCAGCGCAACACCAACCACCCCAGCTACTGGCACCACTACACCAACTACTGGGAAATAACGGAGGGAATTTAAACTATGGAAAACTTAATGATTGATGGTACTACTTGCACCCCTAAGCTTAACTATGCGTTTGCTAACCAAGTAAAGAAAGAACTTAGTTCAGGTGGCCGTGACGGTTTTGACGTCCTTGTTGATGGTTTATTAGACGAAGACCCAGATCAAATTGTGAATGCCTACTATTACGCATTGGCTTACTTCAAGCGTTCTCAACCTAGTCGTGACAAAGTGGTGGAAGCACTTGAAGACACTATCTTTGCTGACGATGATAAGACCAACGCTGCTTACTCTGATATTATTCAATCTTTACATGCTGATAATTTTTTAGCGCGGAAGCTTACCAGTTTTGTCAAAGGATACAACAAAATTCTGGATATTATGCAAAAGAAACTGGACTCGGAAAAAGAGGGCAGCGACCAATACAATCAGGATCAATTGGGTATGGAACAACTTCAAGCACAACTGGACAAGCTGAAAAAAGTTCTGCAACCTGGTACACCGCAATCAGTTACGCCAGAAGTGCAGGCTTAACTCCAGAACAATTAGAACTGTTAACACCGGCTGAGTTTAAAGCTGTTTGGCATGGTTATCAGGTTAACATGCTTAATCAGCAACGCGAGCAAATGCACGCTCGTTTAATGCCACAAGCAACTTATGGTGTCGAACTCAGTCAACCGTTAGGTGAAGTCGTAGAACGGTCCGATGAACAAATTGCAAAAGAAATCAGCAAATTAACTGATTATCGAACTATCGAAGAACGACAACCTGATACGCCTCAAATGGCTATGTATCGAAGATTAATGGAAGCAAAAGCTGACAGAAAGGAGGCCGATTAATGAGTGCAGTTGTTGAAAAAACATTCGTATGGAAATTTATGGATCAAATTAGCCAAGGAGTTGCTAATGCACGCCAAGCAATGGACGAAGCCGTTCATGCTGCTGCTAGTATGGGATCTAAAGTTAGTGAAAGCGGTGAGCAGTGGCACAACTATGCTTCTAAGCAAAAGGAAGCAATGGACGAAGCCAAGGCTAACTTTAATGAGTATAAAGACCAAGTCGCTAATTCAAGCAATTCAATCCGTGAAAAGATTAGTAGCCTGATTGACCGTCTAAAAGAAATTCCACATGATGTTGTAACGACATTAAAGTCTAAAATCAACGATGAAAACATTGGCCTCTTTACACGTAAAGTGCGGGACGTTCCTAAGGAACGTTCTGTTTTTTTACGTGCTAAAGATAACTTCACCAATATTTTCAAACGTCTTAGCGAACGAATTAAACAAATCCCTAAGGAACATTCGTTACTGTTAAAAGTAAAGGACAGTTTCAGTAAGGGATTTCAAAAGTTTAATGAAAGTGCCAAGAAAACAAGGGAAAATGGGCACCGATTACGTGATATTATCGAAGGCACATTTGTTGGTAATGCACTGTACAGCGCTTATGACAAAGTAAAAGATGGCATTGTTGAAGCAACCAAGGCCGGCTATGATTTTGACAAAGAACAGCAGGTTATGATGCAAACATGGACAACTTTAACTGGGTCAGCTAGTCAAGCCAAGGGTATGGTCAGCACAATCAACGATTTAAGTAAAAAGACTGGCCAAGCGAGTGATTTAGTGAATGAGTTAGAACAAGGATTCTATCATTTACACTCAAGCAAGCCTGAGGCCGATGAATTGTCAAAAGCTATGTTGAACATGGGCGATGCCGTTGGGCTGACTGGTGATCAAATGAAGTCAGTAACTCAGGATATGGTGCATGGTTTAGCCACTGGTAAGGTATCTGCCGGCGAATTAAATCAAATCGGCGCTTATTTTCCAATGATTGATGAAGCACTTGCCAAACATGAACATACAACCGTTGCAGGTATGCGTAATATGGCTCGACAAGGGAAAATCACTGGTAAAGGCCTTGAAAGTGTATTTACTGAATTAGGTAATGATAAGTATGGTGCAGCGGCCGACAATATGCTAAAGACCATGACTGGTATGCAACGAACAGTTAAAGCACAAATGCCTAAACTTCTAGGCGATATTGAAGAACCGCTACTAAAAGCACAAAATCCAATCTTTGGCACCATTTCTAAATGGGTTTCTGAAACTCATACCGAAAGTTTATTTAAAGACTTGGGAGACAAAGTAAGTAAAGGATTCGCTACGGTTACCAAATCATTTGCTGGCGATAATTTTACTGGCAAAGGATTTACAAACTCCCTAAATCAGATGGTTGAAGACGCTGGTAAGTCAGTCGACAAACTCTCAGATTGGCTTGCAAAAAATGCTGGCAATATTAAAGCATTTGGCAGCATTGTTAAGAGCAGCCTGACTATTGCGTTTAAAGTTGTGGGCGCAGCTATTAATGATGTAGTTTCAGTGCTTGGATTTTTAGTTAATCCACTTGGCAAAGTATCAAACAACAGTAAAACTGCTTCAAAGTCTATAGGCGGACTAGCTTCAGGATTAAAGGCTTTAGCCAATAACAATGGCGCCATTAAAGCCATTGCTGCAACACTAACAACGTTTTTAGTTGCAAAAAAGATTTTGACAACTGTTATGGCCCTCAAGCAAATGAATGATACATTACACTTAACGGCCATAGCAGGAAGGCTAGTTAGCGTAGCCTTTTCACCGTGGCTGTTAATTCCAGCAATCATCATCGCAATTGGTGTTGGGTTATATGAACTATATAAGCACAACGAGAAATTTCGCAACTTTGTTAATGGTATTTGGAAAGCTGTTACCAGTACATTTGGCAAGATAGGAAAATATATTTCTAACACATTCAAAGACGCTGGAAAATGGTTCTCTGGTCTGATCAAAGGCGCTCAAAAAGCTTTAAATACTGTAAAAAAGTTTTTCACAGGAAAGCTCGGCTGGGAAAAAGCCATTAGTAAAGAAATCGGCAATATCATAAAGACAGTGTCGAAAGGTTTTAACCAAGTATTAAGAACGATTGGAAATATACTAAAGGGATTCGGCAAAGTGTTGTTGTATGCGTTTTTGCTTCCTGTTGGACTAGCTGCACTGATCCTAAAGCCTTTTATCAAACCGTTCACCAACCTAATTAAAGGTACTATCGAGACTGTTAAGAGCCTGTGGTCAAAGCTGGTAAATTTCCTGAAAACTGTTTTTACCCCAGTAATTAATACATGGAAAGTTATTTGGAAAGCTATAAGTACATTTTTCCATGTTGTTTGGGAAGGAATCTATTCAGTAGTTAAAATAATCTTTAAAGCTATTTCAGAATTCATTCATCTTGAATTAAAATGGATTAGTTCAATATGGCACACAGTCTGGAATGCAATTAGTAGCTTTTTTGGCACTATCTGGCGAGGCATGAAAGCATTGTTATTGCCAATCGTTGAAGCAATTTGGAATGCGATTAAAGATGCGTTGGATTTTATCAGTAAAATCTGGCATTCTATTTGGAATAGTATCAGCAACTTTTTCAGCGACATATGGGATGGGATTCGCCAAATAGCTAAAACAGCTACTCATTGGCTATCATCGCATATTAGTGATGTTTTAGATTCAATTAGCAGTGTTTGGCATTCAATGTGGCAAGGGTTAAGCGACTTTTTCGGTAACATCTGGAAAGATATCAAACAATACGCCCAAGACGGCATTAACGGTGTTTTAAGCGTTATTAATGCTGGTGTTGATGCTATTGATTCAGTTTGGAAATTCTTCACTGGTCATAAAACCAGCATTCACCATTTAGATCCCGTTCATTTTGCTCAAGGTGGTGTCGTTCACACTCGATTATCAATGGTTAACGATGGTGCTGGTCAGAACTGGAAGGAATTGTTACAACTACCTTCTGGTGAACTCAAGATGACACATCAACGTAATGCAGTGTTACCTTTGCCGGTTGGCACACGAGTATACAATGGCGATGAAACAGCTGCTATTATGGCGTCTGCCGGTGTCGATCATTATGCACACGGCGGTATTGTTGGCAACGCGATTAATTGGACTAAAGGTAAGCTATCTGACATTGGCTCATGGATTGGTGACAAGGCCAAAGCTGTTGGTAAGTTTCTCAAAGATCCGCTTGGCAATATTTCCAAGCTGCTGCATAAAGCCACTGATGGTTTATTTAAAGGGGCATCCAGTTTTGGTGAATTAGCTAGTGACACTATTAAAAAGCTATCGAGCATAGCAGTGGATAAGTTCAAGGAAATGCTAAAAAGCACCCAGAAAAAGCTTGAAGTATCTGACGGTAAAGCCGGTCATTACAACCCAGGCTTAATTGATAAAGCTGCCAAGATGATGGGCATTGATAGTCTTCCGTCAGGTTTCAGCGAACTTTTGCAAGCAACCATCATGAGTGAATCCGGTGGGAGATCCGTCATTCAAACTGTTCATGATATGAATAGCGGTGGTAATGAAGCTGGTGGGATTCTACAATATACACCAGGAACATTTGCTGCTTTTGCGATGCCAGGACATACTAATCGGATGAATCCGCTCGATGAACTGTTAGCTTTCTTTAATAACTCAGATTGGCGAAACAGTATTGGTCATACTTCTATTTGGGGTGTTCCAAAGGTTGATTGGTTGCATAGTGGCCCACAAGGTAGTCGCCGATTTGCTCATGGCGGTGAAGTCTTTGACGAGCAAACTGCAATCATTGGCGATAATAACCAACACCATGAATTTGTAATTAATCCTTATGATGTCACAGCTTATCCACTATTGGCTAAGGCGATGGATACAACTATGCGTGCTCAACCTATCTCAACTCAGACTACTAACAATCATGAAGATGATAATGCCGAGACCAATGCACTGTTGCGACAAGCTAATGCGTTGTTGCAAATTATCGCTGATAAAAAGCCAGAATTATTAGACGATTTGGCTGCTAAGTTGCGTCAAAAGGATGCTCAGACATTCAGGATGCAGAACAGTTAGGAGGTTAATATGCAAGTATTTTCAGAGCGTACGGATAAACCGCACGCTTATTTATTTGGCGAATATACGAACCCGTTGAGTTTTGATCCGATTGAACTCACCTTGAGTGAAGATGGTCAAGCATGGCAATCAATTTTTGATGATTCCAGTTTAAGCAACGTGTATCTAATTGATTTTGATTGGCTACCACCTGTAATCGCCGATACCTACCGAACTGCAGGTACACGCGATGGTCAGCAGCTCGCTAATAGCCGCTTGGATCAACGTGATTTAGTTTTGAAGTTCATTGCCTATTGCCACGGTGATGCTGATGAAAAGCTAACTTTACAATCACTGTCAAATTTTCTAATACGGCGTCATAATTATTGGGTTGCTTTTGACAATGGTGGTGGTCGCATGTATCACGTTCGTGAAAAGGCAATTACTGCTGAATATTATGGTGATAAGATGATGATGATCACTGTCACATTAAATAACTTCACTGGGGTTGCACAAAGCATTATGCCGTCAACTCGTATTAACGAGATGCCAAATATTGGCTTAGGATTACCGACTGATACAGTGAATTATGTATTCAGCACATCTGAATTTGATGTCAATAATATTGGTGAACTACCAGTTGATCCATTAGTACAGGGCGATTATTTGGATATTACATTGACTGGTACTGGTTCACCGACAATCGCTAACACAACGACTGGCGATTCGATCACATGCACGAAACCATTAACAACTGGAGATACGTTCAATTTAATTGGCGTAAATCCACAAATTAATGGGCAAGCGGCTGGAATTAATACTGACAACGGTATTATCCGGTTAGCCAGCGGTAACAATCATTTCAAGATTACTGGTTGTCAAGATTTGAATTGTACCGTTAGCTTTTACTTCAAGTATCTAAATTGATGATTCAATATCCAAAGCTAACTATCAGTGACCGGCTTAACCAGCAAAGAGAGCGGTTGCCACTAGCTGACTTGCAAGAGACATTTAAAGAGTCTTGGACAGTCAACGAAAAGTGGCAAGTGACATTTGCCATTACCGATAGTTTGGTTTATGAACAGGCTATTAAGCTGTTAGATGTGCAAAATATTGTTCATTATGACGGGCAAAGCTATGTTATTACTCAATGCGCCAAAACGGTTTCTGGTGGATTATCAGTCTATGAAGTGACGGCTAGCCACTTGTTTTATCGATTGGCTAATAATGTTCGTCAGAATAACGTTAAAACTGGGACATTAACCTACGGATTAACTGATGCCGTTAACTTCATGATTGCTAATAACGACCAAGGGATAACCGCTAATTTTGTTGGTGATTTTCCTAAAATTCAAATCGAAAATCTAGGGAATTCATCATTTAGCAAATTTTTACAGGATTATACTAGTAAATTTGATGCCAGTTATACTATTGATAACCAACAGATTACCTTTTATAGTGCAACATATCTAAAACAGCAGCCTGTTATTGATACCTTGTTTTATCAGCATGATGTTGAAAACGTTAAATTGTCGCTTGATACAACTAGCTTGGTTAACGAAGTTCATTGCTTAGGCAAGCCGATTGATCAGGGCAGTGGCACTAACAATTCACAAACTAAGTATCAAGTTGACTTTATTTATCGTGATGATGACAGTGTGAAAAAGTGGGGGCTACAACGTGGGGACCCACTCAGTGATGAGCGTTTTACTGATCAAGAATCCATGACTGAATATGCTCGACAAACAGTTCAAGCGCAACCAATTGCAACGCTTACTACTACTGCTTGGGATGTTGTTATTAGGCAGTGTGAAACCGTTAAATTAATCATGCCTAACCTTGATTGGCAAACTAATATAGCTCTTAACAGTTATGAGCGCAATCCATTTAATCAATTTTCGCTACCAACGATTACGTTTGACAATGCTAGTCTGGCAGTCAATGATATTAATGTTGCCATGTTTAAACACATTACTAATGCTCATGATACCGTTGGTAAAACAATGACTCAATTACAGGCAACGTTAGGTGACCTACAAGATGGCGATTTAATCACTGATGATGATACAATTGACAAACTTAACGAATTAGGTGAAATTTCATGAGTATTGCATTGAAAAACGCGGTAAAAATAGTAACTGATGCGGTTGATGTTATTAATAAGCGGTTCCCGATAAAATGGGAAAATATTGCTAACAAGCCAACTATTCCAACCATAGATGTTACAGATTTTTATACTAAGGAAGAAGTTGACAAAATTTTAAATGCTAACAATCAATTGGTTTCCCCAGATGGCACCGCTTGGAAACCAACTATTGATAATAATGGTGTTGTTAGTTGGAAGAAGGTAATACCGAATGGACAATGATAAACAAGTTCTAGCGACAGATGAATTAACAACACTTCCATTAGACCATGATTGGTATCAAAAATTGGCTTCTAATTTTGAAGTGCTTCAACAATATCTAAATAAATTTGATGAACTTGCCGATGAAGTCAATTCTAATCAATCACAACAAAGCGCTGACTTAGATAAAAAGCTTACCGACATGCAACAACAAATGAATGACAAAATTAATCGGATCACAATGGGTACTGACGAAGATACGATTCGTTTAGTCGTTACAGCGATTCTACAAGAGCAGGGAGTGATTAAGTAATGCAGAGTTTAACTTATGTTATCGGTAAGGATAAACGTAATTTAGTCGATGACATTCAGAATTTCAAGATTGATTTTGATGATTCCAATTCCAATTGGGTTCAGGCTCGGCAATATGAAGACGGGATGCGACAAGTTTTTGTCACTATGAAAAATAAAGACGGTTCACCGTTTGATTTAACTGGCTGCAACTATTGGTTTGAAGGCATCTTGCCAGATGGCGTCCATAAGATTTTAGACGCCAATCATGGTGTGGCGATTGATCCGGTTAATGGCCAATTCCGCTTTGACATGCCTAAGCAAGCCTTTGCGGTAGCTGGGTCGTATGTCCAGGCCTTTTTCCGGATTATGAAGGATGGTGCCAGCATCACGACGCTGGAATTTGATTTACAAGTCTTAGCTGACAAAGTAATCTCTGGGCTGGTACCACGCGACTACATTACGCCATTTGAAGATCTATATGATCAGCTCAACAATATGGGAATTGATACCAAGGCGATGTTGCAGACGATCCAGAAACAGATCAGTGATCTAGAAGCTGAGATCAAGCAGGATAAGCTGTTCACACAGGCCGATGCTGATAATTTTAAGCAGGAAATTAATAATCAACTTAGTGCAGCTAAGCAAGAACTTGATAATAAAATAGATCGCATCCTGCAATATCATTCTATTTCAATTTCCGTTTCTCCAAATATGCAACTAACGGATAATGACATTTCACATTTACAAAAGTTGGGTGCAGAAGCAACGTTGATAAGTATGGTTAACATCAATAATGCAACTGATAGTAATCCTCAACTGGATGACGATGCTCGGATTAAAGATGCAATTAGCCGCTTAAAAACCGCTGGAATTAAGATTGACATGATTAAGCCTCATTTAGGAATAAACTGGTCTGATGGCTTTTATCGTGGAGACTATAATCCAGCATCATATTCTGATTTTTTTAATAATTGGAAAAATATTCTTTTACACTATGCTGAAATTTGTGATCAGAACGGCATTCCGATTCTTTGCATTGGCTGCGAGCAAGTTAATAATTTCGACGATTCACATGCGAACAATTGGGAAGATATAATCGCAAATATCAGAACGAATTATCCGAAATTACTATTAACGGTTGCTTTTAATCGTTTAGAACTTGTTCCTTCATACGAATGGCCTGCAAAGCTTGATTATATTGGTACTAATGTTTATCCAGCTTTAAGCCCTAATTTTGATGAAAACAATTTACTAATTTTAGATGATTTAAAGGCTAACTTTTATTACGATATGCAGGGGATTCCTTGGGGCGCAAGAATTTCAGCCATAAATGATGCATACCATCTTCCTATTTTTGTTACAGAATGTGGCTGTATGCCTGAGAAAGATGGCTTAGTTCAGTCACTATCACAATACGCTTCACAAACGCCTTATGATTATCATGTTAGTGCGCTGTTCATGGAAACTGCGTTCTCTGGCTGGATGAAAGATATTCCTTCAATCGTTGGCTTCGCTTGGTGGCATGTAAGGGATCCGTTTAACTTCTACGATGGTGCAACAGAATCAGAAGCTGAAACGGTTTATAAGAAGTACGTTGGAGGAGGATTAATCTAATGACAATGAATTACGATGCGTATAGTTTAGGTAATCGTGGGAATGGACTACCTTTATACGATAATTATCTAACATTTGCTACGCAGAACGCTACGGATAAAGGCTGGTTTAAAGCAGCGGACTTCAACCTACAGCGTAATGCAACAAATGTTAAGAATCTCTATAATCGGCGGATTAATCGAATTTTTTTAACCGCAATTGTCTACGACGGTGATGCCGACGTTATGCAGGCATTGGGCCTACTTACCATTAGCGCTTGGGTTCCTTTAAGTGATACTGTTGAACAGATAGTCCATACTAACATAAGTTTGAAGGGCTTACTTAATGACAACAATTTGTCGATTAGTAATCAACTTGAAGCTCGGATCTACTCTAAAAAAGTTGTCAACGAGGATACTGATGAGTATAATGTCCAAATCTGGTTCAATGCTAAGCAATTTTTCTCAAAAGTTGCTTTACATCCACTACAATGTGACTTCTCAAGACCGCCGTATAACCCGCACAGTCTTTTAGATAATTATTTCTCAAATAATTACGAACGATTAACCGAGCTCTTTAAAAATATGGGGAGTACCAATGGTTTATCTGATTCAGACCTTGATACGAGTATGCAAGGATATAGTTATGTAACGACAGATTCCGGTCCATACATTGAAACGTTCTACACTACTACTGACCAATATAACATTGGTGACGGCGTTGAGTATGTTAACGTTGCGTCAAAGGACAATAGCAGTAACACTTTATCAAAAATCATTCCGGATAAACGAAACACTGATGGCAGAATCATCTACCTCTGCAATTGGAATAACGTTGTGCTTAAAAATGGTGGTAACATTCAGGGCATCTCTACGCTTCACGACACTATCATCTGTCCAGATGGAAAAGACTATGTGATGAAGAGTAGTCAGTTACTTCCATTAATTAGATTTTCTGGCAACTGGTTCCCGCTTAGCTCAGGAGGTGTGCAATAATTATGAAAAAAGTATTTTGGTTTGATCGGATTACCCACAAGTTAAACTGCAAAGAAGTTAGTGACGACTATGTCCTTCAATCTAACGAATTGCTTGAGCAAAATAATCTTGTCCACGATCCATCATCAACAGAACGATTATCAGTACAGCAATCGCAACTCGCCTTACAACAAGCACAATTTCAAGTTAATCAGCAAAAGCTTAATTCACAGTTAGCTTTACAGTTAGCACAGGCAACTGCTAAGGAGGCGCAAAATGTTTAGTTTAGTACAACAGTCATATCAAGCGGGCTGGTATACGTTAGATAATGTTAAAACATTCGTCTTAGCCAACATGATAACCAAAGACGAATATAAGTCAATTACAGGGACAGACTACGCAGCCTAGTCCTTTTTGTTTTGGATGATGGAGTACAAAACAATGGAGATGATGGAATGTGGTCAATAAATTAAAACGATTCGGACAGCGTATTCTCGTGTACTGGTCCTATTTCAGTTATGGCCTGTTTACACTGATTGGCGGGTTATATGTTTTTGCCCATCTAAACTATTTAGATGATCCCCGCGTTACGACACCGCCACCACCCGCAATGTGGGAACGGGCTAGTTTTGGCTTTGCGGACGATTGGTGGTTTGCAAGTTTACTGGTATTAGCCGGAATAATCCTGCTGATTGGTGTCTTGCTTGATAAGCGACTGTTTCGTAATGTCGGGTTGATTATGATCGCCCCGTTATACGGGTCCTTGGCCTTCGCCTTTATTGTGCGGGGCTTTTTTGATTTTCGCTTCAATCTAACTTGGCTGTTTGCTTGTCTGGCACTAGCACTGCTATTTGGCACGGCGATGAAAGGAGGCTGGCACGATGATTGATTGGACCACACACAACTTAATCCCATTGGGCCAGTTTTTGACGGCCGTGGGTACCGTGGTGGGCGTCGTGGGTGGCCTATGGATTAAGAACAAACGTGACGATAACTCAATGCAGAAGTATGTAATGCGGGTGATGCAACAACAAAATCGAGAGACTAATGCTGCCATCAAGCAAGCTAAGCATGACTATCAAGAGCTACGCCAGTTACACGAGACCACTGTGCGGCAACTTAATGAGCAGATTGGGTTGAAAGAAGAGGAAAATCAACGCTTACGGGCTAGAATCAGGTTGCTTAAAGCTGAAAATGATGCTTATCACGCTAAGTATGGAGGAATTGATTATGAAGAATTTCTGGAAAAACATTAACAAAACGAGTGCAGCCAAGTTTGCCGTGCTATTACTGGCCTTGGTCAATCAAGGCTTATCACTTACTGGTCACAACTTACTGCCGATTACTAGCGATCAAGTTAACGACTGGGTAAGTTTGACATTTACGATTGTAACGGCGTTGATTGCTTACTTCGATAACGATACTATTATGAAAGATAGCAAAGTAGATGGAGGTAATCAGGGTGAAACTCAAAAATAAACTAGTACTGACAGGAGTGGCCGCTATGGCTGCTCTTTTTTTAGGGTTAAATGCCAACGCCGCCCGCATGGACATGGTCGATGTGTCGAATAACAACGGCTATATGTCTACGGCAGAATACACGTCGATGCGTAACGAATTCGGCGTCAAGGCTGTCACGGTCAAGATTAGTGAAGGTAGCACGTATAAAGACCCATATGCTGCCAGTAACATTGCGAACGTTCAGGCCGCTGGTTTGTATATCAATGGGTATCACTTTGCACGCTACGCAACTAAAGCCCAAGCAATTGCTGAAGCTGACTTTGCTGGTCAAACGGCTAAAGCGGCAGGGCTACCTATTGGGGCTGTCTTAGCAACTGACGTAGAATCACAGGAAGCCAACAACCAATCGAAGGCAACAAATGATCGTAATAATGCGGCTTTCATGAAAGAGATTCAAAAGTTTGGTTACCGAACTGATATTTATACGTCAGGATCATGGGCTAATAATAAGATGACTATTAAAGGTAGAACTGGTTGGATTGCGTCATATCCATATGTTGTCAGTGGCAAAAACTGGTACTCAACTAACCACGCATGGCAGTGGTCATCAACAGCTAAGTTTCGTATTAGCTATGGGGGCTTCGATGTTAGCCAATTAAATAGCAACTACTACACTGCTGATCAGAAATCAACTGTCAAGCCGACTGATAAAGATGCAGTCAAGGCCAACAACAAAGAAGCTAACAAACACACTTCCAAGCCATCTATGTCAGCCAAGTGGGTCAAGGAAAAGAAGACTTACACGCTCAAGACCGCGGTTAAACTGCGCACAGGTGCTTCGACGTCATCAAGTGCCATCACTATTCTACCAGCTGGGACTACGGTCAAGACTGACCAAGCCATTATTCAAGGCGGATATCGGTGGGTACGCCAGCCACGATTTTATGGTTATGGCTATCTAGCAACAGGCCCAGCAAGCAATTCACTGGAATATGTAAAGAGCGGTACCAATCATACGTACTACACGGTCAAGTCTGGCGACAGCTGGTGGTTAATTGCTCAACGCAACGGTTTGAGTGTCTACACGTTGGCAGCGCAAAATGGTAAAACAATCTATTCAATGATTTATCCTGGTAATCAACTACTTGTAAAGTAATTAGGTCACTTTATATAAATGTATATAGAGTTACGATTCGTTATACTCAATATTGTTTGTTTCTTCATTTAATGATATTCTTTCTATAGGAGGTGCGGATATGACGAGTAAACTGTATGATCCAATGGATATTGCTAACTATTTAGTTGTACTAGCAAATCGAAGCGGAAAAACAATTACGAACCTCAAGTTACAAAAAATTTTGTATTTCGTAAATGCAAAATACCTTGTTGATAATCAAGGCATGGCCCTTATGGATGAAAAATTTCAGCGATGGGCATATGGGCCGGTCATGTATAATGTTTATTCTAATTTTCGTGATTGTGGTGCGGGTGCCATTGAAGAAACCGTTGGTACGTTTGAACTTAATCAAGATAATCCTTTTGAATCAAAGTATAATCCCTTTGATGATGATAAGATAGACAGTAGCGTTAAATCAGTTGCAAAGGCTGTATTTGATTCGTTGATTGATGTTGACCCTTTTAAATTAGTTAGATTTACACATGAGGAATCTTTGTGGTCTTCTTATAAAGAACAGATTGATCAAAGAACTGCTCCAGAGTATACGGATGATGAAATTTACAAGTACTTTAAAGATCATCCTGAAAAGTGTGTTTGGAAATCTAACAATGAATAGTGTGTCAGAAGATGAATTATTAGTAAGTGTTTTGGATAATATGAGCACACACGCAATAGATGGTGAAGATGCGAAAAATTTCATTGATGAAATTATCCATAACAGCAATTTTCATATACGTCATGCACAGATTGCAAAGGTAATTTATTCTTTCAGCGATCAAGGAGTAGTCAATTTAAGTAAAAACTGTCAGACTATCGAGACGGCACCAGCATATAATGAGAATGCGGAAAAGTTTGTTTCTAGTATTAGGTTATCTATAGTACAAAGAGACTTTATTCTTAAAAACATTAAAAACGCAGGTATTGAAGCTGAAAAAATTAAAGATACCAAATCTCAAATTTATACAGATGTTATATCTGTTCTAGGAATTTTCTCTGCTTTGATTTTTGCTTTGTTTGGGGGGCTTAGCTTATTATCCTCAATTTCTAACTTAGTTAAAGGTGTTAGATTGAGCAGGATTATTTTGCTTACTTCTGGAGTTTCCTTTGCTCTGATAGTTTTGATTTTTCTGTTGTTGAATGGAATAAGTGGTATGGTTGGGAAAAAGATGAAGGTGTGTTGCGATATAGATGATTGTAAACATACAATATTTCAGAAATATCCTTTTTTTGTTACTGGGGCAGTGTGCTGTGCTATGATAATGTTTTTTAGTGCTTTAATAGTCTTGATTGACAAAAATGGGATGATGTATAATCATTTAGTTGTCGTTATAGTTGCCATCTTTGCACTTGCCGTTGTTTTGGGGATTGTTGTTTACAACACAGTGTTTAAGAAAAAAGCTTGAAATTAAATGATAATAACAAACGAATCCCGCACTAGCCTTAATTGGGTGGTGTGGGATTTCTTCTCTGCGTAAGGTTATATTCCCTTGCGAGCACATCCATAAAATATGGGGGGACGTCAAGTGAATCAGATCCGATAATGATTGGTTACGTCAAATATGGCTGTTTTTACAATGTGTTCTGGTACGATTCTGGTACAGTACCTATTAAACTACTGTTATAGAAGTAAATAGTACTGTTACCCTTAAGTAATTATTTACTTAACGGAACGTCATCAGACCACACCCTACTATGGGGTGTGGTTTTTTTTTATCTCTAGATGTGGCGTTGGTGCGAATCACGTGCATGACCACGCATATAACGATTACTGAGAATTTATACTTAGGCTAAGTGTTAGTGCAATTTGATATCAACCACCGTATGATTACGGTGACTTGGCGTTAGAGGCGTAACCGTATTGGATTAAGCAAGTCAAAACAAGCCCAACAGAACGTCGCATAGTACGTCTGTTGGGCTTGTTTTAAAATTTCACTTGGGTTGAACTTCTGGTCGACAGGGCACTATCACTTTTGTGGCTGCTGCGTGATAGGCTGAATACGATGATCAATGATCGTTAGTGACTGACCTGACTAGTGCCATCAGTATAGTTCAAGGTCATACCGGGCTGGATATTGAAAATATAGACATTAAAACTAACAGTATTGCTACCAACTGACTGACCACGCATTTGAACACCGCGGGCTAACAGTTCGTTACCTTTGAAAATGGGGGTCACTTGATAGCGGACGTAGTTTTTCGGACTTTCTTTCAAATAGGCCGCAACTTGGTTTTCATAGGTCGTCATTTCAGGGTCATTCAAAGAACGGGTTCCGGTCATGAGGTTCTTGATATTGTTGTTCTGCCCCGTTAATTGATAGCCAATCAGATGACTGCGGTTGTAAAGCCAACCGCTACTGATGCGTTTGTTATGCCAACCAGTTGGTCGAACATTCAAGGCCTCACGTTCAGCTTTGGGCATCAGTGACTGATTTAAGAGGGCATTAGCAGCCGTCACCCGGTTAAGTGAGTCTAAATTGCCATATTGTTGCCAGGCACCCTGACTCGTACTGAGCTCCTTAGCGGTAAATGCGGGCTGATTCTGATTAATCGTGATCGTTTGTTGACCGTTGTAAGTTTTACTAGCCAACGTAGTGTTACTTGGGTTATGGTCAGAATTGACCTTGGTTGGTGCTGTTGTCGAAGTTGCGCCAGCTTGCTTGTTCGTAGCCTTGAGCTTGTCAATATGTTGTTGACTACTCGAAAGTTTTTTCGCAGCCTGCTTTAAGCTGCTAGCAGAAGCACGATTGGCAGCTTGAAGTGCCGTCAGTTGCTTGTCATTATTAGCCGTTACTAAGTGGGTCTTAGTAACGGTCTTTGTCTTCACAGTTGGCTGAGTGGATTCATCAGATGTGCCGAGAATACTAAAGCTGACGAGCAATGCGATAATGGCCGGCCAACTATGCCGCCACCATTGACGCCCACGGTAGCGCCGATGTAAGCGCCAGAACCAGTACAGGGTTGCAAATAATAAGATGGTGCCGATCAATGCCAT